CCCGACCGCATGAAGCACCGTTGACCCGAGGTTCCACGCGCCACGGACAACCGCCGAGAAGCCATTGACGACCAGCATCAACATGTTCTTGACGGCCAGCAGCGGGTTTTGGATGGACTGAGCCATCATCTGGCCGATGCGCCCGGCCTTGGTGGAAAGGACCTTCTCTCCTACGGCAAGGGCACCGGCTGCTTGTGGCACGATTGACGAGAATGCGGCGATGCCACCTTGGACCAGGGATCCGAGCTTGGAACTGGTTGACGACATCCCACTGGCGAACGCGGCCATAGCTTCTGTACGCGACGCTGCGAGCTGGGCTTCGTTGGCAAGCCTGTCCTTCGTCGCCTTGTCAGACGCCGCTTTCCATCCGGCGTCGCGCTTGGCCTGCGCGGCAGCCTCAGCCGCCGAGGCCCGCTCGGCCACCTGTGACGCATGGACGCGGGCTGCCGACTGAGCGGCGGCGGCCCTCCACGCAGCGCGCTCGATCTCCTCGGCAGACTTGTTGCCAGCAGCCGTGACCTTCTGGTAGCCGGCCGCTACGGCCTGCTCGCCTCGGAACTCGACTGCGACCACTCTGCGTTCAAGGTCGGCCACGCTTCGCCTCTTCCTTCGCCGCTACCATCGCCTCGTCTTGCGCCTCATCCCGCCGCGTCTGCTCCGCTGACCAGTGCGACAGGGCAAGGTTCAACTCGCCCGGCGTCATCTCTAGCTCGCCCGGAGTCCGGTGTAGCTTCTCCAGGCACCACCACGCCACGAACTCCGCCTCCTGCGGGCTCCTGCTCAACGGGTTGGCCACCACGAAAGGTGGCAACCCGCGGCTCCCTACCCTGCCCCATGCCAAGGTCGGTGGCCACGTATTCGATGAACTGCGCGGTCCCGTAGGGCAACTGGCCAACCTGCTCGGCGGTCAGCAGCGGCGCACCCTTCGGCCCACTGAGCAGCACGTGCGACACCACGCTGCGCGTGCGCCGCGCCTGGTTCTCACACGGGCGCTTGACCAGGATCTCGCGGTCGGCCTCCTGCGCCGCGATGGTCAGGTGCCGCTCGGTCAGCTTGGACACGTACACTTCGGGCTCACCCGGCAGCGCCGCCAGCTTGACCCACCGGCCGCCAAGGGCGCGCTCGCGGAACGCGGTTGGGCTGTCGGCTTTTTCGACAGTGCCGGGGTCCGCCACGCCGCCCGCCATCAACACCGCCTGTAGCAGCACGTTGGCCCGCGAGTTGGGCATGGTCGGATCGCCATACTCCAGAAGGTCGGCCGCGCAGGCGAACCATGGGCGGGCCTGCTCCGCTACGTACTCTTCTGACGTCCAGTCATCCTCGCGCACTTCCATGCACGCTTGCACCAACGCGGCCAGCCCGTCGGCTCCCGTGTACTCTTCGCCAAGCGTGAACATGGGCGCGTTGATGATCTTCTCGGCCTGGTCAACGGTCACGACGCGCAGCCATTGCACCGCGTCATCAGGTGCCCCGTCCACCAGGCCGATAGTGATCCCGCGCCACTCCTCGCACCCGGCTACCGCCGCCAGCAGTTCATCTCCCGCAGTGATCCGCATGGTGGCTCCTAGTAGCTCAGATGACTGATTTGGTACGGCATGGCCTGCGGCACGCACTGGACTGAGAACTTCGCGCCAAGGCCCGAGATGTCGGCCGAGTGGCGCACGCGCAGGTAGCACGTCACCGCCGAGATGACCGTGGTGCTGCCGTCATTCCAGCCGCAGCCGGTGACGGTCGTGCCGTCGAAGCTGACCAGCGCGTAGTCGTCGGAGATCACGTCGCCGCCGAAGTAGGCGCCATCCTCGAGCCCGTTCTCGATCGGGTACGGAACAGCGTCACCGCTGCCGCGGCCGTTGGCCTCGCGCACGGTCAAGTTGTTGTTCAACGAGCCCTGGATCTTGTAAGAGGTCCCGGCGATGTTGAGCCAGTGATTGCCGCCGACCTTGGGAGTGCCCATGGTCCCTGTCTCCTATGCCTGCCCATGGTCATAGCAGGCCACCACTCGGTAGCGCTGCTCAATCAGTCGGGCGGGCAACCCCGACTCGATTGCCACAGGCTCGCCGTCGGCAGAGCCCGCTACGCATTCGCAAAACATGATCGGCGTCGCCTTGGCCGTCGTCTCCACGGCTGCGCGCAGAGCGTCTCCGTACAGAGGCGCATTGGCCGCGATGGTGTCTTCGGCCGGCGCGCAGATGCCAAGCTGCAGCGTCATCGTCCCGGTCAGAGTACGGTAGGTGCCGCTGGCCGGCTCGCCCTGCTCCCACACTGGACCGATCGCGAACAGGCAGGGCCAGCCGGTGACCTCCTGTCCTCGGTTGGTCAGGATCCCGTCGCTGGCCGGGATGGTTTCGAGCCCCGCCGTCGTGAACGCCGCGTTGATGGCGGTCAGCATGGCCGATGAGGTGAACGCGCCCTTAATGGTGGTCTGCATACCCATCAGCGCCACTCCTTCCCGGCCAAGACCTTGCCGACGTTGACCAGCAGCTTCGGCCACATCTCCGCGATGGCGGGCTCAATGAACGGATAGGCGCGCGTGCCAACGCGGCTGATTTTGCGCTGGATAAGGAAGGCGACGCCGCGCTGTGCGCGCTCGCTGCTGTTCATGGCAGTGCCCATGAACCGGCGGGAGACCATGGCGAACTTGCCCTCCTCGGGTCCGAGCGTCAAGCGCAGGCGGGCCGCTTTCAGCTTGGCAGAGACGGTCATCGACGACGCCCTGCCGAGCACGCCGTTCTTGATCCTTGCCTCGCCGCGGTAGGTGCGCACGCCGTCGGGGTGAGCATCGACGAGCGAGCGCGCGTGGTCGTACCCCATGTTGAGCGCGGCTTTCCAGTGGGACGTCTGCTTGGCCCTGCCGAGCACGCCGTTCTTGATCCTTGCCTCGCCGAACTCGCGCCCGATGCCACGCGCCGCCACCCACTTCAAGATGGCGAGGAACGGTGGCCAATGCGGCTTCGTGCCATCCTCCACGCACAAGCCGTAGTTGGACGTTTCGACGATGCCTAGGATCCGGTTGGGCGTGGCCTCCACCGCCCCCTTTGTGGCCTGTCGCAGGTGGCCAGAGACGATCTTGTCACCGTCCCGCAGGGCCTCGCGCGCAGTCGCCGTGAAGCCACCTGGCCCGTTCATGCCGTGGACCATGACGCCGCGCAGCTCACTCCAGAGCTTGCGCCCTTCGCTGGCTGCCAGCTTCTCGGTATGGACCTTGACGAGGATCACAGCATATACCTCATGAACGGTCGCAGAAGCCCTCGGACCCGCGTCGGTACATCCTGCTCGCGCGTAGTGAATGACGCGCCGCCCTCCACGGTCACGGTGTCAATGCTGGGCGTCGGTGACACGAAGATCAACGAACCCCAGCACAGCGCTGCCTGCTCCAACTGAGCCAGGGCCTGCGCGTGCGCCCGCGTGACGCCCGTGGCCACGGCCGGCGCGACAGGGGCCGCCGTGGTCGCATCGTAGCCCAGCCGCGCCGTCACCTTGAGCAGCGCACTGCCCGCGTCCGTGACGTAGCCTGTGAGCCGCACCACGCCCGCCAGTGTGTCGGCATCGCTGCTGCTGTAGCCCGTGCCCGTGTAGCTGGTGCGCGCGGGGATGATCTCGGCGCTGGCCAGATTCTTGATCTCCGTGATGCTGACGATGGGATACTCGGGAAGCTCGATCAGGTCGCTGCCGTCGCCATCCAGGATGTAGACCAGCGCGGTAGCCGTGGCGATCAACTGGCGCCCCGTGTAGAACCCGATGGACGCGCTCACCTGGTTGATGACCTGCTCCATCTTGGCGTCGGCCAGCAGGTCGGCGGAACTGCCCGACCGCTCCCGCGCGATGTAGGAGCGCATGGCCGCCACCGTCGTCAAGGCATCCCAATTCAGCGCCACGTCACGCCTCCCGTCGGTAGTAGGCGAGGTTGCCGCAGACCACCGGACCCATCCACTCCAGGCCCGTGCTGGCGATGTAGCGGGCCGCGCAGCCGGCCACGTCCCACGCCTCGGCCTCGTCGCCGCGGACGTTGTAGTCGTGCACGCAGAGGAACCCGCCGGGCATCACCCGCGGCCCCCACAACTCCAGGTCGAGGGCGCACGGCGCCACGTTGTGGTCACCGTCGATGAACACCATGCCGAACTCGGACGGCAGTTCGGTGAGCTGCGACGCCGCCACCGACGAGGCGCGCACCATCGTGATGCGGTCGCTGATACCAAGTGCCTCCCAGGTGGCCAGAGCAACTTCGGCCGTGTCAATGTCGCCCAGAATGGCGGCTTGGGTCGGGCTGCGGTAGTCTGGCGAGTGCGGATCTACGGTGTAGACGTGTTGTTTCCCAGGGGCTGCCTCATAGCAGGCCGAGGTTCCCATGAAACATCCGACCTCCAATACCGGACCAGGAGCCGCCAGCGCGCAGTCGTACAGCGCTTGGGCCTCCTGTGGCCAAGCCAGCCATCCGGTCGATTGGATGCCCAGCCGCGCGGCGGTCTCGGCGTAAACCCGGCGCACATGGCCGGCGAAGTGGATCAGGTTGAACTGTTCGTGAACCGTGCTCATCTTGGCTTTCATGCCGCCCACTCAACCTTCTGCGAGTGCAACTCGCGCAGATGACCCGCAATCTCCATACTCACCCGCGCCTCCGCGCCCGGCGGGATGGCCAGCCGGTAGGCGTCAAGCCGGAGCGTCTCGTTGGAGATGTTGCAGACCACCTCACTGGCCCCCGGCAGAACCTCGTCGGTGTAGTAGTGCGGGGTCAGGTACGGGCTGCCATCTTCCTCGTCGTAGCGCCAGTAGCTACCGTCCGCGTGGTAGTGTCGGCAGCGCACCCGGTTGTCAATCATGGGCACCTGGCCAGTCGTCACCTCGTGCTGGCGGAACCAGAAGATATCCTCGCCAAGCACGCCTTCGGTGTCCTTTCGGTTGACCTCGCGCTGCCGGCGCCGGGCCAGCCGGTAGTCGGTGTACGTGTCAAACCGCGTGGCCGCGAGGGTCTTGCGGCGCATCAGCACGCAGCCGAACCCGGCCACGCGCGAGGCTTGCACCTGACCAGCGATGATCGGCGCGTAGCTGCGCGGCTGCTCGTCGCCCAGCCAGCCGGTGATATCCTGGCCCAGCAGACGGGTACAGTAGAGGCCACATGCCACCTTCGGCGCCTGCGGTCCGCGTGTGGCCGTCAGGACCTGGTGGAGGCACAAGAAGCTGTGAGCGCGCGGGTCAACGTCTTGGTCCAGCCAGTAGACCCAATCGACAGGCCGCGGCTTGCCATCCTCGCCAACACAGCGCAGGTTGAGCGCCCGTGTCCGCGCCGCCTCGCGCATGATCGCCATGCGGTGGAGGTAGATGATGTTGGCCATCTGCTCTTCGGGTCGCACGCAGCGCTCAAAGTCGAGATCGGGGACGTGCTTGGCCATCTCCTTGATTCCGACGAACTGCACCGGGTAGGCCGCGGCCTCCTCGAAACGTCGGCAGGTGAGCTGGCAAGCGTCGTTGGTGACCGCCACGTAGACCACATCACGGTCTCCGTAGTCGATGGTGTTCCACCGTGGAACCAACAGCGGGATCAAATTGGCTTTGTGGTCACAAAGCATCGTGACCACCGCCACTGTCTCTCTATGCGCCATGGTGCATCTCCTCGCCATGGGTCCAGTGGCCGAGCAAGCAGGAGCAGCCGGACGCAGCACATACGTCGGTGTGCTGGGTGTCGCGTGCTGGCCGACTGCTCCTGCTCATGCTCGACACTCCTGCTACAGGGCCGAAACGTCCATCCACACCACCAACACGGTGTCAGCGTCGGTGTCAACGGCGTTGGTGCAAGCCGCGCCGGCCGAGAAGGTCAGCTCGGACGGGTTGATCGCGCTCTTGGCCGTGTGCGAGGCGCCGCCCGCGAAGACGAGGCCGCCCACCGCCTTGTCAGCAGCGGTCAGGCCCGTAACGGCGAAGGTGGCCCCGCTCGTCGCGCCCGACTGGAGCTGCCAGCGGAACGCGCCCAGGTCGAGCCCGTTGAAGACTGCCATGATCTCTCTCTCCTTTCCGCCGTTATGGCTAGCTGATCTTGACGCCCATGGCCACGGCGCGGTTGGTGGTCGCGGTCTGCGCGATCCAAGGCTGGAAGTCCTGGAGCGCGTGACCGATAACCGACCACTGCAAGGTCTCGGGGTTGTAGATCGTCGAGATGGTCACGCCGATCTGAGTGGCCAGCGCGAACGCCCGCTTGTTGAAGTACAGCAGACCGCTGTACGACTGGCCCGCCGTGTCCTTGCCCGCGTCGCTGAGCGTGTCGGGCATGTACGCAGACTTGACCACGGGCGAGCCGTAGTACATGCCCACGTACCCCTTGACGTTGGCGGCATAGGCCGCGCCGACCTTCTCGATGCTGGCGAACGACGGGAACGCCGTCGAACCAAGCATCTTCAGCGCCACCTTGGAGCTGGTCAGCCAGACCATATCCTCGGGGTTGTCCGAGTAGCCCGGCGTGATCTTGCCCATCGTGACCAGCGTGGCCGCCTCGGCGAACGTGCTGCTGTCGTTGGTGCAAGCCGTGGCCAGTAGCGCGTGATAGCGCAGACCATGCCACGCCAGCCGGGGGTCGGTGGCGGTGCTGTACGTGCCCGCCGCGGCGCCCGTGGTGTCGCCATTGATGATCGCCGTTTCGGCGCCGTTGGCCAGAGCCTTGGCCACCGCCCGCTCGAAAGCCGGCTGCATCGTGACCAGCGAGTCCTCGTCCAACTGGAGGCTGAACGGAACGCGCTTGGCCATGGTCTTGGCCGTGAACGTGGTCACCGCCGTGGCCTCGGCCGAACTCGGGATCTTCTCGGCCGTGTCGGTCGTCGGCTCGCCCACCAGGACAGGCAGTCCGCTGGCGCCCATGGCGGGGTACGCATACGGGCTGCGCGGGATGGTGATGTTGTCCACCAAGCCGGCCACCTGCCGCGCCTGTTCCATGATCTCGATGACGCGGGTGCTGTAGGTGGTCGGGGACCACTGCGAGCCGTATCCCGACGTGGAGGTGGCCATGGCCGCCTTGATCCGGTCGAACTCGCGGTACGCCTTGGTGGCCCGCCAGTCCAAGCCGCACTGCTTCATCGTGTAGAGCTGATCGTTCAGCTCCTGAAGCCTGGCCGTCTTGTCGTCGATGGCCTTGGTGACCATGATCTCGTTGATGTCGCCGTCGGCCTCGTCGCTGGTCTTGGTGACCAGCGGGTTAACAACCGGCTTGGCCGCGTCGGCCTTGTTGGTCGTCTCTTCGAGCGCCTTCTGCAGCTTCTCCTCGTCGCGCGCACTCGACTTCATACTGTCGGCAATTCCACGCATCTCGGCGAGGAACTCGGCGAGCTGTGCGTCATTCATCGGGGGTACCCTCCTCCGATCAAGGCCCGGCGTGCTTGCCGGGCAAGTTCATCCCGGTCAGCCTTGCGCCGCAAGTTGTCGCGCATGGTCTTAACCAGGGTCAGCAGTTCCGCGACTGCCTCGTCGGGTAGGTCCCCGTCGGTGGCGTCCACATGGGGCTGTGGCGCCGCGGGTAGCGCTGGGACGATGCCCAGCGAGATCAGAAACTCGGCTGCCTTGGCCAGTGGTTCGGTGTCGAACTCGCGGCCCTCGGCCTTGCAGTGGCGTTGCCAGTTGGCCAGGCTCTCCAGCCCGGTGAGCACCCGGCGCACGTCAACCGCCACGCGGGCCGCGCCAACGGCGTCCTTCTCTTCGGGGTGGTAGAGTTGGAGCAGGCGCCCAGCCAGGTCAGAGCCGGCCTCGGCCGCCTTGACCAGCGCAGCCGGGTTGACGGGGATGGTGCAGGCGCTGTACTCGCGCAGGTTCCACTCGCTGATTGTGCAGCCCTGCTGGCCGTCCAACTCGGGGCCGTCGGCCTTGGCCACCGTGAATCCGGCCGACCACGCCTTGAGGAACCCGCCTTGGTACAGGTCCCACACGTCGGAGGCGAAGGGGGTCGAGGCGAACTCGGTCCAGGCCTCCACGCCCTCGCCAATGACCTTGATCAACGAGCCGTCGCCACAGCGCCCGATGGGCAGCATCTTGCGGTCGTGGCTCCACAAGACGACCGGGTTGGCCATGAACTCGGCGGGATTGCAGCCCTCGGCCTTGACCAACTCGCTGTCACGGTCAAGCACGTCCTTGCTGACCCAGTGGTTGATCGCGCGCCGGCTGGTATCGATGCTCTTGACCCCATTGTCAAGGGCCTTGGTGCGGTCGGTCATGCTTGGTCTCCTGGCCCGTCAACGGGGATCGTCACGCAATGGCAGCGGCACGCCTCTCCGGGCGGAAGTTCCTCGGCCGACGGATAGCGCCCACGGTGCCCGCGCACATCGAAGTAATCGCCGACCTTGCGCCGCTGGCCGTCAACGCCACCGTGGCGGCTGTTTGGCAGGTGGCTCGATTGCCACTCGTGCCACTCCACGCCGGCATCCTTGAGGGCAACCAGCGTGCCGTGGCCGAAGGCGCGGCTGCTCTCGGTAGCGGCGATGTTGTCAACGCGCCCCGAGTAGGCGAACTGCGCTTCGGGCTGGTCCGACTTGCCGAAGGCGGCGGCCACGCGGGTACGCACGCCAGAGATTCCCTCGCCCTCTTCGTAGGCGGTGTAGACCGCGTCGCGGATGAGGCGCTGTGTCTCGTCGTTGATGAGCGCCACGCGGCGCGCGCCAGTCTCGGCGATGAACTGCGCGGTCTCAAAGTCAACGCGGCCGGTGCGGACCTCAAGCCCGCCCACCGTGGCCGTCGCGCTGGCGCCGCCCTTGCACGCCGAGTCCCACACGCGGACCATGCTCGGCATCAGCAACTCGCCGTCAACCGCGCGCTGGAGTTCGACCGCGATGGGGTCGCCGGGCAGGATTGCCTTGCTCGAATCCATGCGGTCGATAGCCGCCAGCACCGCCTCGGCCTGTGCCTGCAGGCCCGCGTCAACGTCGCGCCTGGCCGACGGTTCGAGGGCGATCTGTGCGGCGCTGAGCATGGCGTAGTTGGTGCGCTCTGCCTTGGCCTTGACCGGCTGCTCTGGCATCGGCGCGTCGGGTACCGGGTCGGGGTCAGGTGCCGGCTCGTCGGCCGGCTCTGGCCATTCCATCTCGTCAACGACCTCTTGGCCGTAGACCAGCTTGGCCGCCTGCTGCACGTCCCACCCACTGGTCACGAGCGCGGAGACGGTCTGAGCCTTGGTCAACTCTGCCGTGGCCAGCGTCGCCTGTGACTCCGCGTCCTCAAGCAGCATCTCGACGGCTTCTTCGTCGGGCCGCACGGTCGGGAAGTCGGGGTATTGCCAGGTGAGCGCCGCAGTCAACGCAGCGCACTGGCGCCGCACGCCGGGCAAGACCGCCAGCGAGATCAACGAGCGCCACGCCTGGTTGTAGTTGGAGTAGGTGGCATCGTCCAGCACGCCCAGGAACATGGGCGGGATCTGGTATGCCTTGGCCACGTCCGTGGTGGTCAGCTTCTGGAGATTGATGAACTCGGCATCGCGCGGGGTCAGCGCCAGCGGCGACACCTCCACGGCCGAGCTGACAACCAGGAAACCGTGCTGCTGGCCGTTGCCTACGTGGCGGCCGCGAATGGCTCGGTCAAGCTGGCCGCGCTGAGTCTCTGTCATCCCCGGAGCCGAGATGAGCGAATCGAGCAGGGCGCCGTTCTTGAAAATGTCGCGGTTGGCCGCGTTCGCCGCCGCCTCCGCGTCAAGCCCGAGTCTCAGGCTGCTCAGTGGCGACAGGCCGCGCAGTGCGTCACCTGGGTTGAACGTGTAGCTGTGGCTCACCTCGCCGGGGTCGATGGGGATCGGGTTGACCTTGCCATCGGGCACGTAGCCATACTGGATAGGCCAGTCGGCGCCGAGCGATCCGGCCTTGACCACCCACGGCTTGCCCGACATCGGCCATAGCTCGGTTGGCAGCGCCTGCGCGTGGTTGATGTAGGTGAAGCTCTCTCCGGTCAGCCAGTCCCAGGAGTAGGCCCACTGCAACCACAAGCCGTGCTGGATCCTGTTGCCACGGTCAAGCAGGAGCTGTAGATCGTGCTCAGGGTCCGGCTCGTCGCCAACATAGACACGGAGCGGGATACCGGCTGCAGTCGTTGCCAGCAGGGTCACAGCCGCAAACACGTCATCGCTCGTCGCGAAGCGGTTGCCATCGCTGACCAGCAGGGGAGACGCCGCGCTGCCGCGCTTGTCCAGCATCTGGACCATGCTCTGGCCCATGGCCTCGTTGGCTGTCAGGGCCTTGACGCGGGCCTGATAGGAGCAGACCAGAGTCCCTGCCGCGGAGCCGAGCCACCTGGTGAGACCCATCACAGCCACCCGATGAAGCCGGATGCCATCGTCCGCGCCTCCCACGCCAAGGCCAGCGACATCACGCAGTCATCGTGCAAGCCAGGAGGAGCCGAGTAGCGGAACGTGCCGCCCGGCTGCCGGTTGACGGTGTAGACCTTGAGTTCGGTCAGCAGCGTGTTGTTGGGCGGCAGGCTCACCTCGCGCCGTTCGGTGGCCAGCGACAGCGCCTCAATGATCCGCGTCTTGCTGGCGTTGGTCGTGTCGAACGGCATAACGGGTAGGTTCATGGCCTGTAGCGTCTCAATCAGCGGGTCGCCGATGCTGTTCTTCTCGGCCAGGATGACCTCCACTTGCCACCGCTCATTGAGCGCCGCCAGCCGCTGCGTTTGGAGCGTGTAGTCGATTTGGTTCATGCGGTCAACCGCCACCACTCGCCCCGTTGGCTTGTCGATGATGGTGAACACCGTGAAGTCCTCGCGCTTGCCCCAATCGACGCCCATGACGTAGGGGCCGGTGTGCGGAGCATCCTCGGCCACGCAGGCGTCAACGCCACGGAAGACGACGCCGCCGTCGACGATGAACTCGGCCTCATACTCCTGGCGGAACGTGCGCTCGGGCAGGTCGCGCCGCGCGTCGTCAATCTCGCCCGGCTCAATCCACGGGTTGGAGATGGTCGGAGCGGTGAAGCTTTCCCAATCGGGATACGCGGGATCTTGCCCGCGCTGATACATGGCGTGGAAGTAGTCGAGCCCGTTCGGCGTCGAGGTGATGATGCAACGGCCCTTGCGGTCGGAGAGGCTGGCGCGCAGCACCTTCTCGAATGCCTCTTCCAGCTTCGGGACAAACGACGCCTCATCGATGATGAGCAGGTCCAACCCAGGCCCGCGCAGGCGGTTCGGGTGCTCAGCACTCTTGAACTGGATGTAGGAGCCGTTCGGGAAGGTGGCGCGCAGCTTGGCCTGGTTCCACTTGACGCCCAGCTCGTCTGGGGTCATCTCGCAGAGCGTGTCCCAATGCAGGTCCGCCATGGGGAACGTCGGAGCCACGAACCACACGCGGGCGCCGGCCTTCTCGCAGCAGACCGTCAAGGCTACCAGCAGCACCGCGAGCGACTTGCCGCACCGGCGCCCCCAGTTGCAGACGATGAAGCGGGCCTTGGACGTGACAACTCGGCGCTGCGCGGTGTGCAGCGCGGGCAGCTCTAGGGCCAGGCTAGTCCGAGTCGCCACTATCCTCCTCTGCGGTACCGGGTACGATGATCCGCACGCGCCACGTCTTCTCGTTGCCGTCGTCGGCCTCGTTGCTGGCGCCCCAATCGTTGCGTCGGCGCCGGGCCAGCCAGACGCGGGCAGATTCTGGGTCGGGGTTAAGCGGCGCGTAGGCAGCGCTCACCATGCGCTCTTCGATCTCGGCCTTGGCTTCGGTGACGGCCTTGTAGAAACCGCTGTAGACTCCGCTTCCAGCAGCCCCGCGTCGCATCCAGTCCTGCATCGCGTGAAGTGACACACCAGCCGCAACAGCCGCCACCCTGTCGGTGTTGCCAGCGAGGATCTTGTCGCAGACGATCTGCGTGACCTCTGCTGAGCACTTGGACGGGCGGGCCATCACGTCACCCCCAACGAGCCCGCCACGGCCGCCACGGTATCGCAGATGCCAGGGCGCTTGTCGAGTGGGCCAGTCCACTTGACGCCGCCGGCGCCGGTGCGCAGAGCCGACGTGTCAACCGGCTGGTCACCGGGCACCAACGCGACGCAGGCCCAGGACTTCGACCAGGAGAAGATGTTGACAGCGCCCTTGGCGAAGATGACGCCCCGGCCGCCAGCGTAGCCATTGAGCAACGCCGCGCAGAGCAACTGCAAGGCCCACGGAAACCGCGAAACAACCTTGCCGCCGTCGAAGCTGGCGCACCAGACGCCGTTGCGGCCCTGCGGCCAGGATGTGACCAGTTGTCGCCACGTCATGGGCGTGCCTCCGCGGCTACTGCCGACAAATGTGCAGGTCGGTTGGAACAACCGTTGACGCGCAGGTCTTTGACCTCGCCGCGCACCGCGCGAACCTCAGTCAAAGCTTGGTCGGCCTTCTCGTCGGCGGACTTGGCCAGACCCACGGCCGAGCTGAGCGATGCTTGAACCTGGCCGAGGCTGGCGCCGCCGTTGCCGTCACCGTGGAGGATGCGTTCCAGCATCTTGTCGGAGCGCTCTTGCTCCTTCTCCTCGCGCAGCTTGGCCCGCTTGGCGCTGACGATCGTTTGGTACATGACCAGCGCCATCAGCACGCCGAAGGCGACGACTGCGGCGCCATCCGCGCCAGCCAGTCGGACGATCTCCTTGACCATTTCGAGCATTCAGCTGCCCCTAATAGGAGGCCGGGGTGCCGTGGCGGGAGATGCACCCCTTGCGGGATACGACACAGCGCCCAGGCACATGCTAAGTGTACCTGGGCGCTGTTGGGAATGTTCTGGATTGCAATAGGCTAGGTTACCACATTGGTAACCTATACCACCTCAGGCTCTACAGCCTCTGCAATGAATGCCATGTTGACGGCGTGATTCCAGTTGTCGGCGGCGAGCTTGGTTACTACTCGCTGGCGCCACACCTTAATCGACTGCTCGCTGACTCTGAACAGCCGCGCTTGGCACCCTCGCCCGGCCTGACCCGGCACGACAGCGACGCGCAGCAGACGCTGGTGGGTCGGTGGCAAAGAGGCTATCGCAGCCGCGATCTCGGCCCGTTCCTGCTCAATCATGGCCTGTAACTCCTACCCTCCCCGCTCGTTGTACGCCACGATCTCCTCGGCCCGCGCCCGGTTCACGCCAAGCACGTGCATCGTCTCGTGGACCAGCTTCTCGCGCGGGTCGTCTGGGTCGATACGCAGCGCCTGTGCCTCTGTGAGCCCCGCCGTGTTGCCAGAATGGGACTTTGTACCCTCGCGCCCCCAGCCGCCCGTCTCCATGGCGCTGGCAGGCAAGGTAGGCAATCCCAGCGCCTCGCGCAGCCGGTCCAAGTTGTGCGGGGCAGCCAGCCAGAACCGCACTGGCCTGCCCAGGCCCATGAGCGCGTCGGCCCAATCGACCTGTTCCGGTGACAGCTTGCCATGCTCTGCCTTGACCTCGATACACCAGAGCGTGCCCTCGACCACGGTCACCAGGTCGGGGAAGCCGGCTGGGCTCTTGCGGGCGTCGTGCGTGTGGAACGGCTCGGGGAAGGCGCCGGCTGCTTTGAGCAGCGCGACGACCTGCGCTTGGACCTCGGCCTCAGTCATCGCCCGCCACCATTCAGCGCCTGGCCGATGCGGCAGTTGGCGTCGTG